CGGCGCCGCGTAAAACGTCTCCTCATTGCTTATGACTTTAGCGCTGGGTAGAACAGTGTGAGCATATGAGCAGGCGCGGCTTCGCCGCCTCCCCCCCTTTTTTTGGGTTAGGTTAGAGTGTGTACCTAGGGTTAGGGTTGTGACGTCAGTGTGTGACGTATTTATATATTGATTGGTAATTGATTGGTTTTGATTGGGATGGCGTCATATTGATTGGTTACGTGGTTATATAAGCGAAGTAACAAAGGTGAACGTGTGTTACAACATGCCTAGAGTCAATAAGAGCGGGAATTCACGTGGGTGGAGGATCACCTGGAACAATGTCAGCGATGAACACCTACGGGAGGCAAAGGACAACCTGGAACACTCAACGAACGTTCGGTATGCTTGCGGACAACTTGAGGTTGGAGGAAACTGCGGCACACGGCACTGGGAAGCTTACGTGGAGTTCACCGGCCCCCGTTCACTTCAATATGTGCGTAAGCTGTTTCCTGGCGCTCATGCAGAGCAAAGACGTGGGACCCCAACCGAGTGCCGGGTCTACTGTAGCAAAGATGAAACGAGCGTTGGAGGAACCTTCTGGGAGCACGGGACCATCCCGCAAGAAAAGGGTGCTGGCAAGCGAAACGATCTCGTTGCAGTCAGAGAGCGATTCCGAAACGGAGCAAAGGTATCCGATATATATGAGGAATACCCGGGCGTGGCGGCAAGGTACCCAAAGTATGTACAGAAATGTGCTGATATGTATTTAGCACCCAGAAGCTGGAAGACTGAGATCAGGGTTTATAAGGGTCCTACCCGTTGCGGCAAGACCAAGGCCGCTTACGACGAGTTCCCCGATATCTGGGCCAAGCCAGAAGGACAGTGGTTCGACGGGTACGATGGCCAACCACACGTCCTTATCGACGATTTCGACGGAGGACGTGACTGCGGTATTCGCTTTCGCTTTCTTCTTAGGCTACTGGACAGGTACCCTCTCGAAGTCCCAATTAAAGGAGGTTTCGTCAAGTGGCTCCCCCGGATTGTTATTATCACAACCAACGTGGAGCCTGATGGATGGTACCCCTGGGAGGACTATGCACCGCTCAGAGAGAGATTCGACGAGATACGTCGCTGGGACAGACCTGGAGGAGTTGTGGGAGCCGCTGGAAGCCAGTGACATAATAAATGGATTTTTATTTTAACAAAGGTGTAACAAGTACAAAAGTGCGTTAGGGTTTGGTGTAGGTTACGGGTTTAACCGTAACATAGGTGGCGGGTAATACTGTACCGCCACCTATTAAGCATCCTGACGGAAGTCCTTATACACAAAATAACCTGTAATCACCATGGTACCAAGTTTGATACCAGCAGCGGAGGAAGCATAGGATGTCATCATTATATGACAACCATCATCAGTGTTAGGACCTCCTCCGACTTCAGTAAGAGCATTATGCCACATGCCAGCAAGATTGTCATTGGAATTGAGAATAGACGAAGCAGTAGGATAGGGGATCTTGGTGAAAGGTCTATAACGTGGAGTCTTAACAAAATACTTCCACGGATAGTTCATATACTTGATCTTGACCTTGTCAGCGAGAAGAGCTTCAGGTTCTGTCATATTGTAAGGTATCTTCTCAAAAGTAGTAGGGTCATAGTTAATATACAAAGGATTGAATTGTCGAGATTCAAAGTTGCCAGGAGTTGGGCCAGTAGGTGCATCAAGCAGTCTGTTAACAGTCTGTGCACCAGAGCAGGTGGGAATAAACCGGAACTGCATACCAGCACACCGCACAGTCTCATACATTGGCGAATAATTGGAGACACGAGGGAAAGGAGCGACAACAAAACCTCCAGTCTGACTGACATACTCAACCATTGCGTTCGCAAATGTAGCTCCTTGAGGTACTCCGTTAAGGTTGACAAGTATGGTCGTTCTCCCTGTGTCGTCCGAGTAGACTGGAATGGCTATCTTTGACTTTACAGTGGCAACCTCGTGTCTGTTCTTTGCGCGGAAAGCGCGCTTGACAGCGCCTCCGCGTCTACGACGAAATATTGGCCTGCGGCGTCTAAACGTACGCATAGGCCTGCGGCGCCGCGTAAAACGTCTCCTCATTGCTTATGACTTTAGCGCTGGGTAGAACAGTGTGAGCATATGAGCAGGCGCGGCTTCGCCGCCTCCCCCCCTTTTTTTGGGTTAGGTTAGAGTGT